AAGTTACCTGATTTCTTAATAGCAAAGGATTTAGTAACTCCATCGAAATAAGGACTGAAATCATCAAGTATATCTAAGTTACCAAATGTCCAAGCAGCAAACTTATCATTATGAACTTCTTCAATGATAACTTGGAAATCCTTGAAGTTTGCAGGAGTTCCTGTTGTTGGAATACCAGTTGTTCCACCACGTTGAACTGTTAATACATCCCCAATCTCATAGTTACGTCCAGTATTCTCAACTGTAAAGAGAGTTACACTATTACCTAAACCAACTTTAATGTCAGCAGTTGCATTAACACCACTTGTGGTAGATCCTCCAGCGGCAACTAAAGGAATATTCTCATATCCAGTAGGTTCGTCAATAAAGACTGTAGGTGGATTAGTAAATGTATATCCAGCAGCAACACCGTTAGTAACACCAATACTTACAATATAACCATTTTCGATGACCGCAGTACCAATAGCAACGATATTTGGATATCCAGCAGCACCAGATGTTCCTACACCTACAAATACTGTTTGAATGCCAATACGATAACCACTACCACTATTTCCTATCGAAATGGATGAGATAGTACCCAAACCAGATACATTAGCAGTACCACCAGCACCAACTAATGGTTGATAACCCATTCCTTCAGAAGATCCAACACTAACAATAACACCACCTCTAGGAAGAGTACCAACGTTCAAATCTGCAGTTACAGAAGAAGCAGTTCCAGTAAATGTTATTGAAGAAATTCCACTAGCATCTTCACTTAAGTCATAATCATTAACAGGTCCTTGAAGAATCTCATTAATAAGGAATACACCATTGTTAGTAGAGAATCCAGTAACATTCGCTGCTTGCTCTGTTAATGTAAATGTCTTACCAATACCAGTAAAGTCCTTAGATATTGAATCAAATAGATGGTTATCTTCATATGCTTCACTATCATCAGATTCTGCAGTTCTAACAAATACTCTTCCTTGGAATGTAGAACGAGTTGTTAGTCCAGTATAACCTGCTTCACCATAAGGAGGTTCTACAAAGTTTAGAGAGTTACCTAAGATAGTATAGTTTCCATCATACTTAGTAATAACAGAATCAGCAGCATGAACACCATTGCTACTCCCTAACCATCCTCTATCTACTAACAACTGATCAGAAAGTCCACCATAACCAGTAGACTTAACTCTCATAAATTCGTCATCAATCTTGATCAGTTCACCACCAACCATGGAGGCAATACCAGTAATACGAGCATTGACCTGAGTTGCATTCATAATGCTGGTTAGACCAACTGTAACACCAGTAGAAACAATGGGTGATTGAATATTATTGTCTAAAGCGATTAATGCCTTAGTATTTTGCTTATGTTGAGTGAGTGTATGAGAAACACCAGCACCAACAGTTGTAAAGTCAAGGACTGTAGCAGGACTTGCTAATGCATCGGATGCAGTAGGTGCTAACCTAATAAGATCTTCACTAATCTTAACTGCATATACAGTACTTGGGATTGTACCACCAGAAGTTTGTATACCAGTTTCATCATAACCATATGTTAATTTTTCTCCAGTTACTAAGAAGTGGTCAGCAAGTTGAACAGTATTAGCACTTGCATCAATAACTGCTGTGTCAACAGTTGGATTCCAAACCTTCTTAAAGATCGGACGATTTCTATGATTTAAGTTAAAGTTACGCTTAACAACAGCAAGAGTACCAGTATAAGTTCCCTCATTGGTCCTAATCTGACCAACCCCATTTGTACCTATTCCAATAGTCTGAATACCAACATCAGTTCTCTTATTCTCTACAGTTTGACCATATACTCTAACCTTAGTTGCTATATTTGCATTTGGAGTAAAGTAAAGGTTGAAATCACTTCCAGAGAATCCAGCACCTACTGTTCCTAATCCAGAAACTATAGATCCACTAGGAGAATCATATGAAAGAACTGTACCATACTCTGCCTCATAAACCTGAGAAACAATGCCATCACTAGAATGTGAGACCATCATTTCTTTCAACTCTGTCTTACTATTAGTTGTATCCTCTATACTTACAAGGAAGTATGCTGCTTCATAATCAGTACTTGTAAATCCAGCAATATTATTTTCTCCAGGTGTTGCAGAAGCAGAGATACTTGTATAGAAAGATTCTAAGCAAGACTCTATCATTGTAGTGGATCCTACTCCAGTAGCACCAGCATTAAGTTGATAATCAATAACTTTAACAGCGCAGTTAGTATTAACACCAACAGCAGGATAGAAGTTTAGATTAGTTAATCCAGCAGTCTGAACACCGAAGGTTCCAATAAATCCACCAGTAGTTATTGTACCGTATTCTACAACTCCGCTAGCAGCATCAGTAGATCCAGGTATAACGTTAAGTTCTGTTAATTGATGAGTGCTAATGCCATCTGTGGTCTGCATGACCTCAACAATAAGTTTATTACCAGCAGAAGCAGAAGGTAGAGTCTGCCAAATCGTAGTACCAGCACCAATAGCAGTTGATGTAGTAAGTCCACTAACAGTAACCAAATCTCCTACAGTCGTTGATCCGGTAGAAACATTGAATCCTGTTTGGATCCCTGTCATAGCATTGAAATCATTAGATATGAAATCAATAACATAGTTGTTTAACTCATACTTAGTAGGATGGAAGTTAACATTTACATATGCACCAGAGAATATAAAGTCAAAAGATCCTAAGAATCCTTGTGAATCCATACTGTACTGGTTGATATATGCATAAGTACCATCTTGTACAATACTAAAGAATCCAGTCTGAGTCTCACCAGTATAACGAGTATCCTTTACATGATAGAAATATCTGTGACTTGTAAAGTCTTGCTTCTCAATACTATCAAACTTTTCAAATGGGTCTGTTCTAGGAGTACTATCAAAGAGATCACCTATATCATCAATAGATAGAACCCTATTAGTTCTTGCTTCTTCATAGTCTGTAAGAATCCTATTCTCTAGAACTATATCCTTAGATATGGTTATTTGATTAGCAGTACTAACGCCAGCAACCTGAACTGTTAGTTCACTAGCATTATCAAAGTCCATTAATGTATCAACACTGCTAGTAGACATCAAATCTACTTTGATTGACACTTCTTGACCACTTGCAGAGTTTGCTAATGCTCCTCCACCAATACCAGCATTAGGGAATCCCCGTCCACCGGTTCCATAAGCACCATCTCCTTGTTCATCTGCATCTACTGGTCTACCAGCAAACGACTCAATATTCATGTCAGAGAACTTCTTAAATCCACTGGTATGAGTGACTTCTCCAACTACATCTTTCCAAGTAGTATATTGGATAGGTGACTTAACCGAATAAGCAAATGCTTGATAATAGTCATTATCATGTATTCTTTGTCTAGAATCATTGAGGAATCCAGTTACTTTTTGGAATCCTTTCTTTTGTTCAACAAGAGGTCCAACATCAAATGTTGATCCAAATGACTCAATTGCTTGGACATTACCAGACTGGTTAGAAGATTGTCCTTCGATAGCAAGACCAATTTGGAAATCATCAACTGTCGAGATCCTTAAAGTATTATTTTTCTGATTCCATCCAATAACTGTACCTTTCTTATCACCAGTAAGTGTCTTTTGAATGATTTCTTCTTTTATCTCAAAATGACCCTTCTTAGTAACTGGAACGAATCCAGGGAAATGTTTTTCCGGTATTACTCTACCAGCTGATGCATCTGGACTATATTCTCCAGGATTATCATTTTCTAATACAAAACTTACTGTGGGATTAGCACCACCCAACTTAGGATCAATAGCAGATAAAGTAAAGAGATTATAATCATATTCACTTGAGTTATATCCAAATCCAGTAGTGGCGATGCCCACACCCTCAACCATTACCTTATCACCAACAGCGAATGGGAATGTTTGACCAGTGGAGAAATCCTTATCAAGTGTTAGTGTAACTGTAGCATTTGTTGTAGTGAATCCAACAGTTTCAATACCAACACCATTAGTATTATGAATAGGAAGTACTAAAGGATCTGGATCTTGAAGTCTTCCTGTATTCTTACGAATAATAACACTAGAAACACCTACAGAACCTTCAACTTCAGTTATAATATCAACTTCATCAATAATTTGTCCACTTACTCTATCTTTGATAACACATGCTGGAGCAGTGGCATAGTTTTGTCCACCAGAACTTAATCCAATATGATCAAGACTTCTAAACCTATCAACTTTAAAGAGACTTGGAAGAGCACCAGATGGACGTAAAGTTTGGTCAAATGGGAACTCATATCCAGGATTATCAATCTGAGTAGATCTAACATTACCAGCACTATCACTCTCAACTCTTAAAATAGATCCATTTCCAAAACTACTAGAAGCAGTACCAGTATACTTTCTAGTAACCGTTGTTATGCCAGGAATACTATAATAACCATATCCCCTATTAGTTACCTTAATATCGGAAATAGCGCCTAGAGCACCCCAGGAACTCGTCTCATATGACATCTTAGCATCTGTATCTCCATAGAGAACAGATTCTGGCTCTCTAGGTGCATTAAATGAGAACGTAGTAGAACCAATCGCAGAAACTGGGTAACTGCCATTATAAAGAGACTCTGATAACTTAATGGTACTGTAATTTTGTACAGTATTATCCACGAGTATTTCAGACTGATCCGAACTAATCCTATCTGGATTAATAGGTGTTAACTTGTAATATAGAGTTTCTGGTGTTTTATCATTTGTCTGTAAAAATACCTTCCCTCCAGTAATACCAACACTACCACTACTTGTAACATCAAACTGATCTACAGTGGAAGTCAAATAACTATGACGGAAACGCTTATCCTTATAGAAATTAACTGAGAATGCTGAATATGTAGAACCACCAGAGACATTTGATAAGGAAGTATCAGAAACATCTAACTCAAGTTTCTGTCCTCTTACAATATTAATAAGTGGATTTACTGGAAGTAATGAATGTGTAACAGCTCCACCAGTATTTCCTAAAGATACATGTACTGGATATTGAACAGTAGCATTATAATAGTTTGATGCCAGTTTAATAATATCTTCGCTTTCCTTAATAGCAAAATAAACACCATTATTAGATAATCCAGAAACTACAT